CTGAGTTCTGCACCTCCTCTTTTACTGACTCAATGATTGAGCTACTAACTCCTAGCTGTTTTTGGATGTCCTCATCCTTAAGGCCCTCCTTTAATTTTAGCTTGACCTTGTTAACGGTGTATGTATCCTCAAAGTACTTAGTGTTAAAATTGCTTGATTTATAGGCATTGATAACAGTATAGTTTATTTCACTCGCTGTAAAGTCCTCCTGTGCATATTGCAGGAGGTAATTCTTAGCAGCATACTGATCTACCCCATACTCAGCCATACAGCAGGCCACCTTAAAGGTCCAATTATTCCTTCCCTGTTCAAACACCCCATGGTTAAATTTCATGATTAACTCAATGATACGGTCCTCATTAGCAATGGGGAGCACTGCTATCTTTTCTGCCTTGTGGTATCCCTTATCCTCGGTGATACCTTGAAACACCTCACAGAACTCATTGAGGTAGGCATCAGGGTCATAGCTTTCAAAGCATACCCTGCTCACATTGCTGTTAGCTACATCAAAATAATCACTATTGATATATTCCTTGTATGCCTCAAACCTCCTCTTATGTTCAAACTTGTTGCTTTCAGGTGTACGGATAACCACCTTAAGTCCATTGCCACTAGGTGAAGTGAACATCATGTACACATACGGACATTCCTTGAGCCTGTTCCGTTCAGCTTTCAATGTCTTAGCATCCGGATATTTATCAAAGTCTAGGACACAAAGCCCTGAGTGTTGGATGAGTCCATCATCCTTGCGTTCAGAAAATGTGCCATTAAACATGATGGCCATGAGTTGCATCTTGCTTTCACTGTCTCCAGCACGTAGCTTTTTTATTTTGTTAATCAGCTCGGGGTTACCTTGCTTAATTCTGTTGTACACTTCTATTGCCTCAAGTGTGAAAGGTGTTTCTTTGGAGTTAAACAAGCTCCTGAAAACTGATATTTTTGGGTTGTACATGTTACAAATATAAATTAATGACGATAAAAAGACAATTTATGACGATAAAATAAAATCATCGTCATGGATATAAACCAATGCAGGCTTATGTTTCAGTGATTTCATGACGATATGACGATAAATTTTCCAAAGTACAAACTTTTTTAGTGGTGTATTTTTTAAGGACCCTATATAAGAGAACTGTCACACCGTCATACGGTCATAAAAAAGAGGGAGCCTAAGCCCCCCCTCTAGTATTAACCCTTAAAAATTATGATAGCTCAAATGTAGTACTAATCTCATTCTTAGTCATTCTCTCTTGAAAACTTTTTAATAATTTAGTAGGGAAGTTACCTGTGATTGTTACCCTAGTTTCCTCGTCATCTATTGGCATAACATCGACATCAAAGATATTAATATCTGACCTCTTGGGTCTGATAAGTTCTGGAATGGGGTATATCATCTTGAGGTAGTTTTGGTCTTTTCTATGGTACCAATACTTGTGCTCTTGGATGCCATGCACCACCGTACTATGATCACGATTAAAATACTGACCAATCATGGTGGTAGTCATGTGCCTGTTTTCATACATGTAGTTGTACAGGTAGTATCTCTTGCTTACTATCTCCTGCTTTCTGCTAGGTGTGTTCAGCTGATATGCCCTAATGATATCCACTATATCCTGGTTAATTACTTTGCTCAGTTCAAATAATTCCTCACTCATATCTCTTGAATTTTATAGCCCCATTGCAGATACTGCTCTAAGGTCTCAGGTTGTTCATTCTGTTTGTATTGGAAGTTGAGCTGCCATAAAAAGCCTTTCTCATCCATCCCCATGTAGCACCATGTGCCACCCTCTGGCTCTACTGTGTCTTCAAGCCAAATTCTAAAGTACCTTGTGTATTTCATTAGTCTAATCTTTTAGGGTCATTAACTCCTTTGAACAGGTTGCTTGTAGTAGCTATCATGCCGGTAGCTTTCATAAAGTCAACCTCAGCCTTAGCACTGTTTATCACTGAGTTAGACAGGTTAGAAATTGCCTGAGCCTTTTCTACTTCAGTAGATAGTTGTTCAGGTGTTAGCTCATCATCATTTAATCTCTCTAGAGCTGCGAAGAGGTGATCACGTAGATCATTCATGCCGTTTCTTGCCATTGTTTATTGTTTTATTAAGTTTACTTTTTAATTTCATGACCTCCTGTAAGTCCTTTGGGAACCGTTGGATTGTATTTTTGGTCATGTTTGTGTTCATTGGGATGCACTCCAGGTTGCTCAGCTCTAAGTTCATAGTGTTGCCATCAATAAACCTAACTATGTGCTTAGGAGGGATGGGTCCATTAGCCTGCTCCCATGTCAACCGGTGAGTTAATACCCATACACTATCTGATATCTTAGTGTAGTGATACTTTCTACCACTGCTATCAGTTCGGATGCTAGTTGCATTTGCCTCCCTAGTATTGAATGGCTTGTTGCCTTTCTTAAACATCGTAGCAGCTGCATTAGTTAGCAGTAAATTAGGACATTTGATACCTTTATTGAATGGTACATGACCTTTAGGATACCTGGTGTACTTACCTGCGTTTAATATCAGGGATCTATTTATTGCTTTCTTTGTCTTAGGGTCTTTTTTTAGTCCTCTTTTGTACGTTCTATTGTACACTTGGGATGCAGTCAATCCTAGATACTCACCTAGCACTTTTGCAGGGATGTATGGGTATAGTATTTCTAGTATCTTATCTTGTCGCATACCTTTTCAATTACAAAGTGTCCGTAAATATGAGTTCCTGCTGCCCTGAACTGTTGGAGTTTCCAATGGCAGAGTGCTTTGGTAGGGAATTCATAGCTCTCTGCGAGCCTTTTTTCATAGTAATATAGTAATCTGTACATGAGTTCTTGCATTTTAAGTATTCTAAATATAGGGAGGTATTAAAGGAGCCCCCCTTATCTCCTGCGAATGACTGACGGGTCCACCATCTAGCCATCTCTGAGATATCTCTATGCATCATACCTCCACTCATCCTCATCAAAGTCATCATCCAACTCCTGCATATCTCTTACAAGGTTGGTATCCTGGATGCACCAAATAATCTCCTCATTAAGTTGGTCAAGTTCGGTATCAGTTAGGATGTAGTCAAGCTCTACCTCACCAATTATTTGAGTAGCTACCACATTGCTAAGCTCCACCTCATAGCTTTCATCGGTTATGTTAGTTATTTTATACTCACAGTTACCATGCACATCATCAAAGTCAAAGTAAGCTACTTCAATTCCTATTGTTACTTGCATATCATAAAGATTAAAACGTTATACATAATTACCATAGTACCCACGACTATAGCCATACCTCCTACTGCTTTGAATAGTTCTCTTTTCATCTGTTAGCGTTTAGAATTGTTAAAAAATCTTCTGTGTTATCTAATGCTTCTTTGGTCATTTCCTCAGTAGCTTCAACAAGCAGCTGCTCTAGGAATAAAGCAAGTACCTCTGCGTTGTTTTCGTGTTTCTTGATAAAGTCAAGGGCTCTGTTAAACTGTTCCATATATCATTTTTAAGTGTTAATACCTGACAAAGATATAAAAGGTTTCATATATGCAAAACATTTTGCATAATTTTCCACAAATTTAGAATGAGTCTAAATAAGGAATATCACATAATGTTGGTGAAAATCACTTAATTTCGCCTATAAGCGTAAATAATCTCCGCAAAAATACGTCTATAAACTCACGATATTTGTTTACGCGTGTAGAGATATTGCTGATACTTAGTGAATACCAGGTGATTTATTTTGTAGTGCTTTTTACAGTCCTTGCATAGTATCCAATGGTGTACAGTGCCTGCAGCTGTGACTACTTTCTTATTGTATTTAACATTTATTCCTGCACATTCAGGGCATTCATATTTTTCCCCTCCATGCTGTACTGCATAGTTATGGTTAGCAATGGCATAGCTGTTGAGTTTCTCAAATACTGCCTCAAGTACCTCCACATCCATCTTACAATAGGCCACCATCTTATCCAGTGCATCCTGATCTTTGCGAAATACTATATCTTTCCACAGGTCAAGCCCTCCTGTTTCCATCTTAGCACCTACCTTGAGTAGCTTAGCTATGTAGTCAAGCTTGTTGCTATTAAAATTAAAGTACTTTTTAGCCCATTTAAGCGTGTCTATGGTCTTGGGTGATGGCATAAACTGAATGCCATGAAATAAAGCTCTTGTGCGTATCCATTTGAGGTCAAATCTATCCCCATTGTGAGCTACAATCTCATCTGCTTTCTCCAATACTTTGACAAAGGCCTCAATCATTTTCTTATCACTTTGACTTTTGGACCATGTTAGGCTGTGAATTTCATCCTCACCCTCCCATTTATAGCAGATGCAGATGATTGCACGCTCATGAATGATATCACCCGGGTTAATGGTTAGGTTGTATCCTGTCCTCCAGAACACACCGACATTGAAAGAGGTCTCAATGTCATAAAATAAACGTTTTCTCATCTATTTAATTTACTGAGGATAGCGTTCCACGCTAGTCTAAGTATGTATGGTATAGCAAGCCCTAACCAAAAAGGCCACCATGCTATTTTATACTTAGGTACCTCATGTTTTTTTGTGATTGTATTGCCTCGTATCTTTTCAATTTTGGTCTTATACCTGTACTCAATACGAGTCTGCCATCTAGTCTTAGGTATGTAGATATTGTTGAATTTAATAACCGTATCCTTAGTGGTGTAGAACTTCTCCCATACAATAGTGTCATTCTTAATAACAGGGAATGAGTCAACAGTGGAGATGCGGATGGTATCACTATCCTGGACTAACTGCAGTCCATTCTTTAATGCTTTCTTATAGTGCCATTGAGCACGCTTAGGAGCTGAGCATGATAGCAGGATGAGTATAGGTATTAAATATCTCATAGGCTTTGTAACATCTTAATCATTCTAGGGCATGGGTAAATATCTGCCTTATCTTTTCTCACACTGTTATGCGTGTAGATCCCTGCAGTTCCTTTGAATGCCTCTTTGTCTATGCTGAATATCTCGGACCGGTATGCCTTGGGAATGTCATAGGTCTCACAAAGGTACTCCACCAACTGCCGAGTGCTTTCAATCTGTTCATCCGTATATTTGTACCAATACTTATTACCCTTGTAGGGTGTTTCTAATGTGGTTACCATTGATGGGTCCACCACTCCCTTGACATAATTGTAGTACTTACCATCCTTTAGCTTCAATGGGCCCCAATTACACACCTCTATACCTACGGATAGCTTGTTTAAGTTTTGGTACTTGAGTCCATGAGCTGAGAAATCTTGGCTATCTATCCCCAAGTGATAAGCCCAATGCTTAGAGCTGAAGCACTGTACTATGCTACCTCTTTCACCTATTACAAATGCAGTAGCAATCCTATCTCCGTTGCTATTCCACCAACGTGATACAGCTACAGGGTTACCATTGCCTGCAGTATGGTGTAGATATATTTGTTTTTTCTCAGACTCTTCGTGGAAGTACTGACTGTTAGATAGGCGTTCCTGAAATATCTTGCTTGTGTCTAATTTCATCTAGGTCCTTTTTAATATCCTTAGCTCTTGAAAATAAGTTTTTCATTGCCTGCCATAAATCAAGCCCTTTCACTGCTTTGTAATTCTCATTGATACTCATCACCTCAATAGATACCAGGATGAGTGCAAGTATCTTTGTGAGCAATAAATCTACCGAGAAAAATTGTAAGATGATATTATTTAATATAAATTTATCAATCATATAAAACAAGATAACCGTTACCTCATAGAGTAGCATCTTGCTAATGATTGCAGATAGACCTCTGCTAGTTATCTTAACCTTGTTTTTAATTGACTTCCATACCCCTGTGATAGTATCAAGTAAGATCACAAAGCCTACTAGAAACAACAGCCCTGAGATAGGCATTAAGAATGCAGCAATGGTAGCAGTTAGCTTGACCCAATTTGCTTGCATTGTAGCTAGTAGTATCGCGAGCTGTGACTTCATTACAAGATTAGGATGCTGTTATTGTACCCATTCTCAAGGAAGTTACCACACATACCTGTGCAGGTATCCTGCCATTGAGTGATGCAGCTGCAGTTTTGGAACATTGGTCTGAGGTCAGTATCCTGGTTAGCTGTGGATATGAATATAGGGAACAGGTTACGGTTAGCAAGTAGCCATCTGATTAGACGTTGTTCAAAGAAACTAGCCTTTTGTGCATAGTGTTCCATCCCAAATGCTACCTCACTTCTGGATACACTTGCAGAATAATCTCCGTTTTGAGTCTGAAGTCCTTTGTTTTTTAACTGATAAGTCAACCCAAATACAGCATCCTCAGCTGACCTCCATGCGATAACCGGCTGAATGAACTCTACTAGGTCAATCTCATCAGGTGTAAGTGTCTGATTGTTGTATGCTGTTAGCATGTGATTGTAGAACGTAGTGCCCAGGATAGGCTGCACTCTTAATGCCGCTTGTGTCGCAATGTATGGAGTTACGTCAGTAACATCCACATTAGCTGTGATGGGTGTGTTTGTCTTTAGGTAGGTTTCAGTGATAAAATACAGCATTATACAATAGGTTGAGTAGGTTCATCAATAGGAGGTAAAGATGCTAGAGCTCTAATCTCATTGGTAGTCATTTTTTCAAGTACTTTGCTTAGTAGTGCATCACTCAAATTGTTCAATGCATCCTTAACTTGAGCAGTTTTCTCATCTACCTCAATAATAGTATCACCAATGATTTGATAGTTATTGATTGTGAAATCAGCAGGGATGCGAGCAATGGTTAGTATCTCATTAAAGATAGTAGTTACCTGTTGACGTAACTCCATGACTACATTCTTTTCAAAGATAACATAGGCCTGCTTGATATCACTACCATTACCTAAGCTACCAGTGGTACGGATACCCATTAGGATAGGGTCAATGGTGTGGCTAAAACAAATCTGTTCAGTGTTCAATGCAGATGCCTCATGAAATAGCTTATCATTGCCATTAGTAGGTAGGCTTTCAATCTTTGGTAGTTGGTCCGCACTATTGGCAAAGAATGCAACTGCCTTACCGGCATTGGCTGCACCTTTAAGACGGTCAATAGTTTCCTTGATCATGTGCTTTTCCTCCTCAGACTGTGGCCTCTTTGGGAACATCATAGCAAAGCTAGGGAACACACTATTTTGGATGTTACTTTTTGCGAAGTAACTTAACTCGCCACTCAAAAATGCAAAATTAAGTGCCGAACTATATGTCGGCAAACTATAGTGGTCCTGACCAACTGACTTAACTTCGTAGGAATAGAGCTGACATTCATCCTTACAGGTGATGTGGTAAGGCTTAATTTCTTTGATGTCGATGTTAGTGCTCCAGTCATCACATAAATAGTACATATCTCCAAACCTAGATACCCTTACTTTGTCAGGTGATACATTCTCTATCTTGATTAGTTTCTTTTTTTCACCAAAATATAGCTTGAAGTACACACGATTGTGGATGATTAACTGCTTTGTAACAGCCTTAACAGTGTGCTTGAGGTTAGCTTTCTTTTCAAAGGTAAACATCTCAAGTTTTTCCTGAGGTGTGAGCTTATCGGTTGTAAGGTTAAAGCCTCCACCAATTACAGCGTTGGTCTTATAGTCTACAATGGCACCATGTAGTGGTGAGCTGTAGTACATTTGATTGAGCATTTGTGGATACAGGTTATCTGTTCCAAATCTCACCCACATGTTAGTAGAATATCTACCGTTTACATAGGGCAGTGTCAAGTTACCTCTCCCTACCGGTAGGAATGGGGTGCTAAATGATTGATAGCCCTCTACCATTTCAGGACCTTTTGGTTTAATGTTAAATAGTCTTTCGTACCAAGCCATAGTTAATCGTATATTGAAGTTCCTGCAGGACCACTTACAACCATTCTCCCCTCCTCAATGACTACACCTGTAGTCTGTGCTATTGTAAGAGGCAAAACGAATGGTGTTGAGCTCTCATATACCTGGTAAGTGAACTGACCTTTTAAGAGTGTAATGTCTGTTGGCTCATCAAGAGTAAACAGGTTGTATCTTTCTGGCCATGCACTCGTATCAGCAGATGTGAAGAGCTGTGGTGTGCTAGTAGTATTCATTTCATTGGTGAATACAAATAAATAGTGTGGTGTAGTAACCGTAGTTACCTCACTAAGAGTCAACACGAACTGATTAATAACACCTTGATCTAAGTAAATCACACCTATATTAAATTAGCTTTGTCAAATGTTCATAAAAAAAGCCCTACCATTACAGCAGGGCTTAAATATAGAGAGGTAGAATTGCTTATTGTACTCCGATTGCTTGAAGTGCAAGATCAGTCATATCAATGTTGTAAGCTAAGTAAGGGTTCTCAGCTACCAAAGTAACTGTATATTTTGAACCATCAGCTCTAGCTGTACCTGAGCCCTCACCTGTAGCAGATAACTGCAAGTATGGGAAGTACCAATATAAGCCATTAGCATCTAAGATGATAGCTGTTAAGTATTGCTGTCCTGTTCCTAGGATTTTAATAGCACGAGACTTATCAGCATCTCTTCTGTGGAATACTAAGTTAACTGTCTGAGTTACAAAAGAGCTACCATTAACTAAGTCAATAGTGCTATCCTCTGTATAGTTGGATGTGTTTCGGCGTACCTCAAATGGTTGGAATAAATCACCACCTGGTTGTAAGGTGATACCTGTAATTTGCCAGGCATTCGCACCAGTTACTATAGATGGGTCAGCAGGAGTGATAGAAGCTATCTCATCCTGTGTATTAATCCAAACACCATAGATACCACCAATGTTGTTAAGACATGGTTTTACGATAGTCTCTAAAGATTGACATGTAGCCATTGTGTAAAAGTATTAAAGAGCCCCCTTGGTAGAGGGCTCATGATTAAAAATTATGCGTAGTAAACGATGTCAGTTGGGTTAACAAAGCTGAAACCAACTTTCATGTTAGCACGAGTACGGATAACCGGCTCAGCAACAGTGTCAGATAAGTTAACTGCACGTAGGTCAGATGGGTCTCCCTCACCATCAAAAGCAAAGATTAAATTGTCTTTCAATGTGATAACAAATTTATTGTTAGACATTCCTGGACAAAGTACAATCTTGATACCTAAGTAAGTCAAAGACAAATCTTGAGTGATGAACGCTTGAGTGTTACCTGAAGCTACTCCTAAACGGTAGATGTTTACTAATTGAGTAGGCATGTAGATACGTAGGTCAGCTGTACGTGATGCAATAGCTGCAGGAACTAAAGCAAAAGCAGCCTCTAATTTAGCACCTAATCCACCAACTCCTGAGAATGTAGTGATAGTACCACCACCACCATTGATAACATCACCTGCTAATTCTGAAGCAGCTAATTGTTTCTCATAACCATCACACAAAGCAAGCTGTGGGTTAGGAGATAATACATCACCTTGCCAACGTAGAGCTTCAATTTGTCCGTTAACAGCATTAGCCATTTCAGACCAGTAGAAGTTAAAGAAATTAGCTACAGAGAAATCACCATTAGATCCTGCTGACATTTGTAAAGATACGAATGACTGCTCTAAATCAAACTGACAAACCTGAGCCATTGCAGAAAGAGCACATACGTCTACTTCATGTGAGCTTAAGTCATCTGAGTTAAGGTTAGGGAAGTTACATGGAGATGTAGCTAACAATCCTGAACCAAAAGTAACTGTACCAATTTTAGTCTTATACTTGATACCTGGTAGAGTACGGAAGTTATCAGCAATCTCAGTGCTTCCTAAATATGCTTGAGCATAGAATGCCTCAGCGTTTGGTGCCAATAAAGCACTCGGGTCGATGTTCAAATCAAATCTTAATTTACGCATTTTGTTGTTATTTGTTGTTGTTAAATTTTACGAAGTTACTTAGTTTTTGATGTGCACTTAAAGTCACAGCCTCAGCCATCTCCTCATCCTCTACCTCTACAGATAGAACTTCCTCTAATTGATTTTTGATTTCAGCAATCATGGCAAGCAAAGCATTTAATTGCTCATCCATTACAGGCTTAACAATAGCAAGGATAGCCTCTGCATCTACTGCAGGATCTATTGCCATTGTTTGCTCTTCTGCAGGAACTTCTGCTGTTACTTCCTCTTCAACTACAGTGTCCTCAAGGGCTATCTCTTCAGATACCTCTTCTTTTTCTACATCTTTTACTTCAACTACTTTACCATCCTTGATGATATAGATTTTTTCGTTGATGATGTGCTCGCCATCTGGCAACATTAACTCATTCATTTGTGTTTTATTTTGGGATTGTTTTTGCTCGTTTAATTTCATGCCTAAGTATCCCTCAATAGAGAAACCTATCTGCTCCTGTGCTACAAGCTCAGCATAGTACTCTTTGTCAGTTACCTGGGCAGTAACCATTAGCGTACCCTCAGGCACTTCAATGCCAAATGATGAGTAAGCCTTATCCTTTTTTGGGTTGTCTACTATCCATGCCTCAAGTACATAGGCAGGAACGGTTTGAGATTGGTCATGCTCCAGGTTAAATAGGTCTCGGTTGACCATCTGCTGCATGAATTTTCCATGAATTTTCTCAATCTCTTCCTTAGTAAACTTGACATTGTACTCCTCATCTGTATCCTCATCAAAGCGGTATATCTCCATAGGTATCAAAGCAGGTGCAGTTACTCTATATTTGAGCTCATCTGTAAAGAATAAAGCCTTAGCTTGAGAATTGAATGCCATCCCTTTGACCTTAATGGCAGGATTGGATGTGAATGCTATCTGTTCAATGCCTAAGTCCTGTCCGTTTTCAGCGTATTCAGGGTCAATAGTTATTTTGTAAGTAGGGATATCTTTTTTAGCCATCTACCTATATTAAAAAAAACGTATATTTGTTCAAAAAATTAACTATGATAACTATCTTAAACAGGGAAATTCCCAACCAACTTGAAGAGCTGACTATTGAGCAGTTCGAAGTCATTACTGATATTAATAACAATCAGGAACTGGACCCCATTGATAAGCACCTCCAGGTGTTTGCTTACCTTGGCATCCCTGAGTCTGAGTTTTGGGACTATGATGTGGCTGACTTTGTAGGGATGGTAAAAGAATTTAACTCAGCAGAACGCAAAGAGTACCCGGTAGTAGAAGAGCTAGAGATTGAGGGCTACATCTACAAAGCACAAATGAAGTTAACTGTACGTGATACTAAGATGATTGAGAAAGTAGCACTAAGAAAAGAGAAAGGATATATCTCTGAGATGTTGGCTATCATGTTCAAACGTGAGGACCTTACACCCACTGAGCACTACACCGATGCACATATCAAGCAGAAAGCAAAGCTAATTCGTAAATTGAATGCTGCTATCTCCATTCCATACATGATGTTTATTGCACAAAAAATAGGACAACAAGCTAATGATCAAGCTACCCAAGCAGTGGAGCCAAGTAACGCTTGAGCAGTTCATTGAGTTTAGTCAGATAGATAGAGAACAGGGAGCCTACCACTACAACAGTGAGGCTCTTTCTATTTTATCGGATGAGCCTATTGATGTCATTGAGGACCTAGATGTGGATGAGTTAGCAGAACTTGTTAACGAGTCAAGATGGTGTACCTCTGAGCCATCCAAAAGATACAAGCATGAGCTGTTAGGGATGAAGTTCAAGCCATTCAGCAAGCTAACCCTATACGAGTACATTGACCTTGATTATTTCTTTAGTAATAACTACATCACAAATCTTGATAAGGTATGTGCTATCCTGTACCGGCAAACTAAACTCAATGAATGGGGTGATGAAATCATGGAGCCCTATGACTTTGACTGCAACATTAGAGCTGAGAAATTTCATGACCTACCCATCACAGATGTGTATGGTATTATTAATGAGTTCCTAAAGTTCAGGGATAACTTTCTTAAGACCTATGAAAACTTATTCACCGGTGATCTAGATACTCCACTCACCGATGAAGAGAAAGCTAACATGGACCCTGAAGAGATTAAAGAAATTGAGAAAGAGCAGACTCAAGTTAAGTGGTCATGGGAACAAACCATCTACGGGTTGACTAATGGGGATATAACAAAGAGTGATAAGATAGGTGTCCTACCACTCGTTTATGTTTTCAATATCCTTTCAATGAAGAAAGAGTTAGACATCTAGAGGGAACCCAGGGGTAAAGCCTGGAGGCGGGTCAACTGCCTCAAATGTGTAGACAATTTTCTGCTGTTTCTCAAGCACCTCAACAGCCTCTACCAATGGATACTTTTTAGTTAACCATTCAGTGTACTGTCTATAAATTTCTGCTGTGATACCTGCAGCATTTAACTCATCCGTAAATTGTGCTACATAATCACGAGGGGTGATCACTCCACCATTCCAAAGAAACGCACCATTGTTCAGGAATATAAAGTAGTACATTGCTACTATTTGTATCTCTAACTTTTGGAAGCCTGTTATCTTGGCATTGATACGGATACTTTCTACGAGTGTACCCTCACCATCCACAACATCATTCCTGATTATTCTTTTTAGGATTGTAGCCATTCTCCTACGTGTAGGATATAGCACATTGAACTCCCCTGTGTTTGCGTATCTAGCCATTTGTTAATGCTTTATATATATCCATTGTATCATCCACTAGAATGACACCCTTATCAGTTTCAACATGCAGCTGAGTATCACTAATCACCTCAATAGGTCCTATGATTGTGTACTCTATTTCGTTGTATGTAAATGTATTAATCATATGCTTGTGTTATTACTCTTCTCCAATTTGCTACATCGGTTGCAGATGTTGAATGCTGCACAGCAAATAATAAGTAATTATCTACAGCAGGATTAAACCCTATTAAACTTATTGCGGATGATGTGTAATCATTAGCAGCTGATACTCCAGTGTTATATACATTTAAGTTTGTGCCATCAAAAAATATGTTCCGTTCAAATCTTTGAAATCTTACTGTTGTTGCCATTGAACCGGCTGAGCCAAGAAACGTTGCACCCGTTATAGTGTTTGAAGTATTTACATAAAATCTAAAAACAGTAGAACCAGCACCACTTGTTACTGTCCTTTCAATAAAGCCTTTAATGTATATAGTGTTATTTGTAGATATAGTACCTGCAGGAATAAAAATAGATGCACTTTGTAAGTTAACTAATCCACTTACATTGGTACCATTAACACTTTGAATAGTCCTTGGGTTAGTAGTAACATTACCACTACCTACCAATGAGCTGCCATTAACAGTCTTGATGTTAGTGCCACTTACTAGCGTAGCTTGCTTACCATTCAATGCAGTCTGTAAATCTGTTTGACTAGATAGCGTTCCTGTGATACCTCCCCAGGTTGCACTACCACCCGATGCTGCTGCAATTATCTGAGCACCTGTAATGGCTGTATTGACAGGCAAGCCACCCACAATAGAAGTACATTCTAGCAAGTCAGTTGGCTGTAAATTTCCTGTGTGAGGTGTGAGGTTAGGCCTCCAATCTCCCCACCAATTAGATGAACTCATACCTATATTACTTTAAGCCTCCGAAATGTTTATTGTAAAGGTACTGCACAGTTGGTCCAATCATTAACCGTTAAGGTTATATTCATGACATAGCCTGCAGCATAGTCAAGTAGATCATTGTTCAATGCCTGAAAGTTAGGTAAGCCTACCACATCAAAGCTATAGTCATTGCTGTAGGTGAAGTAAACATACAGGTCATTCAATATCTGCTGTGTATCACTAAGGATTGTGATGATGTTAGCCCTATCTTTTTGGATGATGTCAAAGCAGTAGATGTCAAAGTTAAACTCTGAGGTGTTATCTGCAGGGTTAACACTGACCGGCACAATAAATACAATAGGATACTTCTCATCTTGAGTAGCAAAGTTAAATAGCTGTTCCTTGAAATCACTACCTACTTTCTTTACTTGTAGATGGCTATTGTAGAACTGCTCAATGTGGTCGATGATTGCTTGTAGTGAGTTCATTAGAGTTCAGCGTTTTTATTAATCTTAGTTATCTTATTCTGTACGTTTGTTATTTGTGTCTCAGATACTACAGCTGTAACAGTCATAGAGCTGTTAGATGTACCACCTCCTGCACTCATCACATTGCCTGTGTTAGCTGAGCCAAAGAGCTGAGCACCTTGAGGTACTTGCTGTGCTACATTAGCACCACCACCCTCAGCACCACCACCGCCTCCACCTCCTGAAGTTGGAGTACCACCTGATGTAAGTATCTGCTTAGCCTTGGCTACGTTGGTAGCAATCTGGATGATACCTGTAGCAAACTGAGCAATACCTGCAGCACCTGCTGTTACTCCATTCAATGGGTTAGATTGTGATGCAGCAACCAATGAAGAGATAGCCTTGGCTGTATCAATACCTATCTGTATCAATGCGTTTGCCTTGTTGAACTTCTCAAGTTTCTTTTGGTCCTTGATGAAGGCAGCACCTACAGTATTAATACCATTAGCAATATCGGATGCTAACTGTAGCCTTGCATCTCTTTCTTTTTTATCGCTTTCAATCCTAGCTAGAGATGCATCATTTGCTATTTTTTCTTGATCATCTTGGTACTTTTTAAGCAAAGCTGCCTTAAGTATCTCATTGTCCTCAGCTAGTTTTAACTCTGCATCATACTTTTCTTTAAGGGCCTGAAGTTTCTTTTTGTCCTCATCGAGATCTGCATCTGTTATTGTTTTTAATAACGCTTCCTGTTGTTTTATTTTAGCATCTGCTCTCTTCTGATTTTCTGCCTCCTCCTGTTTATTGTATAATTCGGTTAACGTTTTCTTTTGCTCCTCAGTTAGTGTAGCATCTGCTAAGGTCTGAGCTCGTAGCTTGTCATACTTAGCCTTAGTCATAGCTAGCTCTTTAGCTGTTCCCTCCTCCATCATCTGTAGCTGTAGATCAGCAATGATGTCATTACCTTTCTTAAGGTTATCCTGCTCAATCTTAGTCTTATCTGTTGCTAGCTTATCAAGTTCCTGCTGCTGTTGCGTTCTGTACATCTCATTAAACTTAGCTTTCTCCTCTGCTGTTTTATTGGCATCCGTTTTCAGGTCATTCATTAACCTTGCATACTTCTCATTTACTATTGCTACCTCTCTTGCATTAGCATCTTTAATCTGTGATAGTTCAAAGTCTCTTAATGTCCTAGCGTTATCCAATCTATTCTTAGCTGCTTGCTTAGCTTTCTCTCTAGCTTTCTCTGCTGCTGCTGCTGCCTCATCTCCTGCTTTCTTATCTGCCTCTTTTTGGTCTTGTATCTCTTGAGCCTTGATACGTTTACGTTCATTAACTCCTGATTGGATGATTTTACTCTCAGCCTCAATCTGCTTTCTTAACTCTGCACGTTTCTTAGTAGCCTCTTCACCCTCCTGGTGTCTCATTGCCTCAAGTGCTTTCTTAGCTGCAGTCTTTCGCTTAATAGCCTCTTTCTCCAGTGCTCTTGATTTGTCTAGCTCAAGCTGAGTGGTATCCTTACCGGCTATCTTAGCCATAGCAATCTCCTGGTCATAGCTCTCACCTATTTTCTCACTACGTTTCTTTGAACTCTCTGATACTTTCTCATTAGCCTTAGCCATCTTTTCAGCGTTCTCATCTGCTGCATAGCTTGTTAAACCTAGCCAATCACCTAAATCTTTTAATCCCTGAATTAATGCATTGATAGGTATCATCAAAAAGTCAAGTACTTTCTGTAGCACTCCTATCTTGTGCAGGAATATCACAATGGCTGCCACAATAGCAATGATAACAGCTATTAATAAAAAGATAGGGTTAGCTAGAATGGTAGCACCTAATGAAACGAATGCACTACCAACAGTCATGATAACGGATGTGAGTGATTTGAATGCACCACCAATATCTTTAGGGTTAAGATTGCCTAGGGTTTTCTTAAATACATTAGCTTTTTCGGATGCACCCTCGAAGTCTAGGCTCATGAGGTCATTCTTAATAGAGCCAAAGCTATTAGATACTGCTTCAAACTTTGACCCAGTAGCAAATACATTGACCTGCTCATTAGCATCCTTGAGTTGGTCCT